ACATAGGCATCGAAACATTCTTTTCGGGGTTGTATGCAATAGCAACGAACTTGTCATTCACTTGCTGAATCCACATTTGATTCACTTTACCTTCTTTCCAGTTGGTGTGATAGTGGTAGACTTCGGTCATTTCAGTGTTGCTCATACTATAGGTCCAATTTGGAGCTAAGTAACTTTAATTCTGCGTTTTTTTCACTTCTGCAGGTGCATCAGGGGCATCAAATCCCTTTTTAATTTCATCACCTTTAACGAAACCAATTCCACCTAGAATGAGTGCAAGTGCAAGAACGATTGCTGCCTTTGAGTGTCCCAAATCATCCTCACGTTCGTTATACTCTTCGATGCTTTGTCCTGTTACTTTCTCACCAACCCAAGTTCCGAAAGCACCACCTAAACCCATCAAAACCCATGGAGTGAATGATACAAATGCCCATGCAGCTGCAACCAATCCAATAAGTCCTACAGTTCCACCAATACTACCAAGATCAGAACCTGAAGAACCTCCACTATTTCTAACCTCTCTCAGATTAGTTATTTGCTGAACATCACCGTGCTTTGCATAGATTTGCTCTTTTGCACCAGAGAACGTTGAAGCTTGAACCTCAGTTGTGATACGTCCGACGCGGGAGTTTACGAATACATCTGCTCGCCAAGTTGCCATTACCAAGTACCTCTTTGAATGTGGATTTTACGGATTTCGGAGTAAATGAAGCGTTGAAGTTTAGTGTCAGTGGTAGTATCAAAAGCATAATACAGACGATTTAAGTATTCGTCTTGTGTTGCTCCTATGTTGCCATCACCACCGATGTCGTTGAGTGTAGAACCTGCCTTTCTTCGTGGTTGTGAAATGTTACCAGAAGTCCTAAACTTTGGTTTTATTTTTGATAGATTAGAGGTTGCAAAATCAGTAGTCATTGTGCTAAATAATACAGGTAATTTTGGTTAAACAATGAGGCACAAGCATCACATCATTCCCAAGCATAGAGGTGGAACAAATGACCCATCAAATCTGGTTGAGATTAGTTTGACGCAACACGCAATGTTTCATTATTGCGAATGGAAACTGTATGGAAAGAGAGCAGATTATGTTGCTTGGAAAAGATTAGTTGGTAACTTAAATGATGAGGAACTCGTGCATCAAAAACTCATTATGGGTGGAGAAAATGGAGGAAGAAAAACTAAAGAACTTGGAATAGGCATCTTTGGAATGAGTAAAGAAAGGAGGAGTGAAGTTAGTAAAAGAGGAGGTAAAATAGGGGGAAAGATTGGTGGATTAAGTAAAAGTGAAAAGAAACTAAATGCAGCTATGAAAAATATAAAAAAAGCAATAGAGAATGATATACCAGAAAAAGCAAAAGAAAGAGGACTAAAAGGTGGAATTAAAGGCAACAAATCTCAAAGAGAAAAGTTTGAGAAGGAAGGTAGAACAATCGCAGAACAAAAGTGGATTGTAACTACACCAGAAGGAGAAACATTAGAAGTATCAAACCTCAAAAAGTTTTGTAGAGAGAATAACTTACTACCAAACAAAATGTGTGAAGTTGGTAAAGGAAAGTGGAAGCAACATAGAGGTTACACTTGTAAAAGATTTGAGTAAGTCATTCATTCCACCCCTCAAAGTATTCAGTAAAAAAGTTGAAACTCAAACCAACCTTACCAAGTTGAAAATCTACTCCAAATAAAGAATTAGTAAAGAATGAGAATAGGATGTGTAATCCACCATCACTAAAAACTAAACGACTGGGATTTTCATAATGAACCCAGAGTAATGAACGATTGTTGAAGATACCAAACTGCCAAGTGTAGTCAGTATCACCATCATCCCAAACTTTTTTATCGTATTGAAAGAGTTTCATCGTGCAATAATCTCCAGGGATTCCAACAGCATCATAGAAAGTTCCATCTGGTTCTCATCATCAATCACAGGAATGTTTGATTGCACAAACTCACTTGCAAGTTGTGCTAAAAGTTCAGTCGTTCGCTCATCTGCAAATACAGCAGTGGCAAAATCACTTTTGAAACCATCACGCAGCAGGCGCAGGGAACGTGTTACTGTCAGGTCTTTAATTTCTTGTTGATAGTCAGTCATTTCGGTGGTTGTCATACTATAGGTCCACTTTGCAGCTAAGCAACTTTAATCAACCCCAATTCTTGGCGATGGTAAAGTTTGCGTGAGAGAATGTTTCACGGTCAACGACCTTGTAAGTGCCAAACTTGTTGCGAATGACATAACCTTCGTGGAAACTTACCTCATCACCAATAGAGCACTCAATCTCATCCAGTTCGTGAATGAAAAGGAACAAATCATCCTTGAGATACTTGTCACAATCACATTTTTCTGCAATTTCATTTTCATCCACGACCTTTTCCTCACGGATGCAAGCGTTAATCTCTTTTTTGATTTGTGATGCTTTCTTATCGCTCACAAACTCACACAACGTAGACATTTGCTTGGCAAACTTACATACATCCTCCAAATCCTCACGGAAAGGGTTAAGTTCGACTTCAGGCTGGACGAACAAGCAATGCTTAGTGTTGATGAGTTTGCTAGTCAGAGGAGCAGCAGTCATCTCACGAATGTCATCAGAACCGCTGTAGATTGTATGCGGAGCGATGATAATATCCTGGCGAACTGGTGCAGGGAACTTGTAAGTAATCGTATTGGGAGTAAATGTATCCAACCCACCACCAAAACCAATCCAATCACCTTGCATCACTTGTTGAGTGCGAGGCAGGAAATCTAGGCAGAAGATAAGGATTTGTGCTACAGTTGGTTGATGACCGAAGTGAGTGAAGATGTCATCAGTGTTATAGCAAAGGCGAATCTTTTGCTTGTTAAATGCTGCTTTGGTGCATACAAAGAACTTACCATTCTGTGGATTAGTCCCCCACACAATAGCTGGGGCACCATCCATCTTCACACTGATGGTAGATTCTACTTCAGAGAACCAATCAAGCACTGACAGATTGCCAGTCAAAATCTCATCTTCTGGGTGCTCTAGGTGCTTGTTTTGCATCGGTTTGGTCTTCATACTACAGGTCCACTTTGAAGCTAAGTAACTTTAATTCGGATCATAGTTTGTGATGTAAAGGTGCTTAACCTTTGCTCCCGAGTGATCCTTTCCCTTGCCAAATCGCTGAGCATAAGCAAAGTCTTTCTCAATAATGTTAAAGTCTTTGTAACTCTCACGATAGAAATCGTGATCAGAGTGTACGATCATCCAAGGTACATCAATTGTGCTTAAAATACCATACAGTTTGCAATGAAGTTCATAACCACCATCACCCTCAGTATAACCAAGACGCTCTAGATATGGAGGATCAATGAATACAAAATCATCTGCATTGATCTGATCAAATAGATCCACAAATGACCCATACCTAAACACACATTTCTTACTCAAGAAATTGTGATGATCAGGAGACAGATTGCAAGAGAGTTTCTTATAGTGTCCGAATGGTACATTAAACTCACCGTTTGCATTGTATCTTTCCATTCCAGAGAAACACAACTGCCTCACGATGATGTATGATAATGCTCTCTGCAGTTGATCTACACAATCCCACGATTGATTGATTGCTTCTCTTGCTGCATAATACTCTTTCTGAAGATCATCGTGCGCCAGAGCTTTGAGATAATCAACCTTGAGTTGCAGTTGTGGATACAATTCTACATTTGCAACCACAGAGTATAAATTAATGACATCACGATTGATGTCACTCATTAGGGCAGGATAACCCAGTCCAAATGATACTGCAGCACCACCACAAAAAGGTTCAACAACCCGCGAAAACTGTGGTGGTAATAGTTGTTTGATAAGCGGAAGTTCTTTACTTTTTCCGCCCTGGTATTTGATGATTGGTTTCATAGGTACTCAATCTTTCTCTTAATTATACCATCAAAGACCCATTTCTTCAAGGATAGGGGCAACAACTTCACGCAAGAAGGTGAAGTATTCTTCAGAAGTAAAAGGTGCTTGAATGGTATCAATCATCCAGTTTACACCATATACTTCCACACCCTTGTTGTTATACTTTGTCTTCTCAGATTTGCTGATCTCAGGAACAACAGGAACAAAATATCCAGACTTTACATTCACTCCCAGAGCAGAAGTAATGTCCTTGATCTTATCGTTAGATGCACGAACTTTCTCACTATCAAAGTTGAGATTGCACTTGCTTTCGAGATACCAAGTCTCATCAATTCGGAATAGATGGTCAATCTGGCGTGTTCGGCCATTGACATCAATTAAGTTGCTCTCTTCGATGAGATTTTGAGCAACCAGACTATCACTGATGACAGTATTCCAGAACTGCTCAATTCGCTCACCAAAAGCAATCAAAATTGACTGAGGAGAGACACGATCATCAAGACCAAGTGACTGAAGAATGTAAGATTCAGTCTGCTTCGGTTTGATAGAGAAAACCAGAGGCAGCAGATTGTCTTCTAGGTAGGTCATTTTGGTTTGCTTGATACTACAGGTCCACTTTAGAGCTAAGTAACTTTAATCGACAGGAAGCTTTGCCTGTGATTTGCCCTTCTTGTGGTCGTCAATGAACTTCCTTGCTGATGCTTCGGTCCTACACACTTTGAGTTGCTCTCCGTTGTGAATAATCATCAGTTGATTACCATAGGGCACGGCTGCATAGTTACCTTTGCCAACAATAAATCCTTCTTTCATTATACTTTCCAATAAATCGTGAATTTGGTTGCGGTGGATGGGTTCTAGGTCGTCTGCAGTGAAATTACAGAAAAATCACGTTTTGACCCCAGTGGTGGCCTGGGGTCTCAGTGAGACTCATTTGAGATTGCGTCTCCCATCTTTCCAGGTGCCTTCTTTTTTTGCTTTTCTGTATTCTCTCATATAAGTTGCTCTTTCACTATGAGATGTAATAATTCCTTTATTCCAAGTCCAAGGTTTTTTCATACCTTTGTGAGACTCGCTGATTTTCTTTCTCGTTTCTTCACTAACACCTTCACAGATTGGTGGATTATCACCTCCAGGAGTTCTGTTTATAAGTAGACCACCAAACTCCTTTCTACCAAGTATTGCAATCATATAAATTTCGTGCGTGAAAGCATCTTTTTCATTATCAAATGTTTTTAAGATTATTCTTCTGTTGGGTGGGGGGAGTTTAACAAACTTTGTATGATAATCGTTTATCCTATTTTCTTTACCTTTACCGATATAGTAAGGTGTTCCGTCCTCACGCAGATATGCGTAGGTGTAGTATTCTTTCATCGTAAGTCTTGGCGTTGACTATTAGTA